TCGTACTCGTGCGTCTTGTGCTCGTCATAAAACGAGCCATTATCCGTATACGAGTAGTACCAACTCGTATTCGTTGTGTGGTTATAGTGCTTTACCAAATGTGGCCATTTCGTATCAACCGTGCGGGTCTTATCATACTCCCCAATCTCACCGTCTCTCCGGATCAGCTTGTCGCCGGGCTTGCATTGCCTCAAATCAACCATTTTTTTCCTCCAGTCATTGTGTGTAGTCACACTACCACCTTGCCCCGCCCTCTGTCCAGCTTTTTATGCCTGAACTGCCACGCGGCCATCGCCGCGTCTCGCTCGTGCTGATTGCAGCGCAGCGCCCAACCCGTCAGCTCCGCAAATCGCGCCCGGTCGAGCTTAGCGCCCTTTTGCAGCGGGCTGACCGATATCAGGTCCGCTCCTGCCGCCTGGCAAGCGGCCTCGATATAGTCGCAGTGACAGTCCACCTCGCCGACATTGCGGGCAATTTTGAGCGCTGCCGCTCTAGGCTGGCCGCGCCCCGTCCAGACTGCGCCCTGTATCCTGCTGTCCTCCAGCACGACTAGCGCGGGTCGCTCCGCCTCTATATACGCCAGCAGGTCGTACGGTAGGAGCGTGTCTAAGCTCACCAAGTCGCCGCTGTCGTAGATTGCCAGGCCCATGCGCTTGCCGGGGTCGATGCCGATGATCATTTTTGCCTCAAAAACAAATAACCAGATATTTTGACGGCCTCGTCACCGCCACATACAACAGCCTGCACAGCATCTGCACGTCACTGTTTTTTTGCATGTCCTGCCAGTCTATCACCACAGCGTCATACGTGCTGCCCTGAGCTTTGTGCGCTGTCAATGCGTACCTGGGGCGCAGGTCAGCGTAGGTGTCCTCGCACTCTTTCAGCGCCGTGCCGTGCTCGTGCATTTTCTCGCGCCACTTGCTCGCTTCGTCATGCGCGCCTTGGTCTTCAGCCAGTTTCGCGTTGCGTTTCGCGTGATTCCGGTTTTTTCGAAGCTTTGCCATCTGCGCATGTGCATCTGTCTGGTCTACGGGCGTCATCACCTCGCGCTGCTCTCCCCGAATGCTCAGTGTGACCGGCAAACACTCGATTTGAAGCGGCCCGTGTCGCACGCGCTCGCCCACTTCAACCACTCTCGCCTGTTCATCAGTGAACGCTATCGGATAAAACCCGCGCCCAAACGTCACCAGATCGCCTGCAATCAATCTTTCGCTGCCTGGTGGGTGGAAGTGCCGGTTAACGATTCCAGCGACCGTCTGGACGCTCTTGTTCGTCCACGCGACCGCTGCGCAGTCCATGCCGTGCTCAATCGCGCTGATTGTCCATTCAGCGACTGACGATACCCCGCCTTGCACCAACGACACCACATCACCACCCGCTATATCTCGCAGCCGCTCAAGGTCTGGCCGCTCCGCTCGCTCCAGGCAGCCACGGACGTACATGCTGCCTCTGATGATGGGCGAGTCCTTCGCTTGTCGGACAATCTCGGTCAAGCGCTCCTGGTGCGGTATTGCTGTGAATACTGGTGACAGCTCGTTGCTGTCACTGACCGGCGGGAGCTGGGCAGGGTCACCCACCCACAAAATGCGCAGCGGGTTGTCCTCTCGCGCTCCGCTGATCGCTTGCAGGCGCTCGTACATCTCGCCGTCCACCATGCTTGCCTCGTCCACGACAAGCACGTCATAGCCGCTCAAGCGGTGGTTGCCGGCCTGCACCCTGCCGCCTGTAATCGTGTTTGGTCTCCACCCGAGCGCTCGGAACATCGTCATGCACGTAATTGCTGCGCCGTGCTCTGTGGGTGTAGGCAGGCTGTCTCGCAGTACGCCTAGCGCTTTGTTTGCGTGCGTGATGGCCGCGACTGAATAGCCGGCCTCGTGCAGCCGTCCGACGATGTAGCCGGTCAGCCAGGTTTTCCCGGTGCCAGCGTACCCGGCAAGCACGACCTGATGATGATCAGTTTCGCCGATCAGGATGGGGAGGATTGCATTGGCGGCGGCCAGCTGGGCCGTTGATGAGGTTTCAGATGATTGGGTTTTCATGTTGCTCCAATAAAAAAGCCGGCTGACCTGTCTCGGTAGCAGCGGGCGATAGATCCCACGAGACAAGCCAGCCGGCTTTCGTATTCTATCGTTTTTTGGCTGCTACACCGCGATCAATCATACCACACGGCCCATAAAGCGCAAGTTAAAAAAGCACAGGGGTTTCTGCAATTTTGCATTTTCTTAAAAATCAATAACTTAGGTATTTATTGCATATTTCTGCAATCAGGAAAAAATCGCTGTAAGGCCTGTTCTATAAGGGTTTGAGGGGGGTTTCTGCATTTATGGTTTTTGCAACCACCTATATTGTTTTTATATATAGGGGGGGGTGCATAAATGAAAGAATATATTAAGTTGTTGTTTCTGCTGCAAAAACGATTTGCAGAAACCCTTGCAGAAAATATTGCAATAATGCAGAAATAAAAAAAGCCCCGGCTGAAGCGGGGCTTTGAGGTGCAAAAATTGAAAATGTTGCTCTCATTTCAGGCGCATTGTGTCACGTAATGATTTTTGATGCAACCCATCTTGTCGTTGGCCTGCCTGCAGCCCCCGCTTCGGTGCGCTCCTCTCTAACCATACCCACCTCAGACAGTCGTCTCATCAGATCGATCCGGTCCTCCTCTTTCAGTCGCTTGTAGTCAGCGCACGCGCGACGCAGCTCGCTGTCGCTCATGGGCTTGCCCTTGCGCATTAGGGTTTCCATGACGCGTTGCATAACGTCAGGATCGCCAGACGGCGAACTGATCTCGATTAGCGGCATGATGCGGCGCAAGCAGCGCTCCACCCAGTCTAGCGACCATGACGCTTCAGTCACTCCGACAATGGGCGACTCAGGATCGTTCCAGGCGGCCAGGCTCGCCATGATGCGGATGGCTGACTGTATATACCCGTGCACCATCCCGCGCCACGGGCGTTTTTCGTCTGCGCTCATATATTCCATCAGGGATTGCCTGCGCGCGCCTATCAGCTTGAGTATCCCGTCATCTAGTGGCACGGTGTGCATGTGAGGCATCTGATACGGAGATTCTTCAGCGTGGGGTATTCCGGGGATATCCGACAGCCTCTTTTGCCAGTCCACCAGCCCGGCGGGAAGTTCTTGGCCGCGCTTGACGGCTTCGGTATAGTGCATCTGACCGGCGGGGATTAGCAGCATCTGCTGCAGCGTCCCGCGCCCATATTCCGAGCGCTGCGACATTGACGTTACATGGTCTTCACTGAGCAGCGCCATGACACTGACCGATGGCGCATAAATATCGAGCTCCTTGATGTCTTTTTGTCGGACGGTGGTTGTCGTGTCGCGATCAATAAAGAGAGTGTCGCCGGTATAGACCTCCATGAGCAGGCCCAGCGCGCCTGCCAACGCCCCGCTCGTTTGGCGTCGGTGTTGCTGCACCATATATCCATACTCGTCACTAATCCAGAGCATGCGTGCATTTTGTGCTAGGTGGTTATATACCACGCTGGCCCCGGTGATGTGCGTGCCGCGTATCGACGTGCGCTCATCCGTCCCGAATGCAGCGGTCAACCTGTACGTTGCGCCTTTGAGCGGGCGCATTGTTACAGCGCTGCTGTCCACGGCGCCGGCGAAAATACAGGTCGGCTGGCCGTCAAATGTTTGGTAACGCCTGCCTGTCTGATGGCCTGCGAATGTTAAAACCGCCTGGGTAACTGCATCCTCACGATATGCAGAACAGCTGCGCTCTATATATGAGCGCACGCGCTGAAGCATACTGGACGGGATAGGGCCTGGGTCTGGTGATTCCACTTCGTCGCCTTTCAGCGGCGGCTTTGGCTTGATTTCCACCACGTTGTTTGTCGGCGGTTCCTGTTTCGCGTTCTGCATGATGCGTTTCGCGATCCGCGCGCCTTCTTCGTCCATTGGCGCCTCGATGCCCATCAGGTCGGCTGCTGTCCGGACGGCTGCCTCGATGTTGCCGCCGTGCTCAATGTGACAGTAAACAGAAAAAGCGTCATGGCTATGATCGTCACATAGAGGGCAGGAGCCGTGAAAACTGAATACACGTTCCACGCCATCATCGTCATTAGGCAGCAGAACAACCCCAGGTATGCCCGTCCCGCTGTTCGGCGCAAGCCAGCGCCGCCCCGCCGCCCTGTACCCGTGTCGCTCCAATATCTCGCCAACAGAATGCGCGCGGTTGAATTTCCCGATCACATTACCGCTTTTTCGGGCTTTGCCCACAGGAATAGCCGGCTGCACATTAGCTGGCACCCGCGCGGGCGTTCGATCTGCCCACGGGCAAGCGTCCAGCATCGCTTCCTTCGCCAGTTTCCATTCGCGCCACACTCTGATCATCTTGTCCGGCAATGGCGGCAAATTTTGCCAGTCTCCTTGCCACTCATAAACTGTGCCCGTCTCTGGATGCACGGATGGCGGCAGCACGTCATGGACTGGCCCGGCGCGCAATTCCAGCACGCACCCCACGTCTGGCCAGTTCAGGTTGTGGCGCTTGAGCCAATCAGATCCGCGGTATTCATCGGGCACCTTATACAGCAGCTTGCCCGAATTGTCCTTGCCCGAATGGATCTGCACGCCCTGTGACAGTAGCTTGTCCAGATTTATTCCGACCGCGGCAAGTGCGGTTTTCGCGTGCTTTAGATCGTCCAGGTCCAGCGCGCAAGTGCCAGATAGACCGTGCACAATACCCATTCCTGCGCCCGTATTGTCTGCCCAATACCCTGGCTCTCTTCCTTTCTTTTGCCAGCCCTGTCCGATCGGTGCTTTGTTGTTGTCTGTCCTGGTCGCGCATAATGACCAGCCCAAATCAGTGTACTCTTGCGCCCACTGTTGGCGCGTTTTGAGTTCGCTCATTTGCTGGCCGCAATGGGCTGATTGACGGCTCCGTCTCGAAGAGATTCGTCCACCTGTAGCGCGCCGCCGGTCTTGTAGTAAAGCTCATATTGCCAGCGCGCCGGCAACCTCTCCGGCCACTTGTAGACGGTCTGCACCCACACGCCCAGCGCTTCGGCCAGCAAGCGCACTGACCCGTAATGTTTAATTGCTTCTGATTTTGTCACCTGCTCGCTCCTTTCGTCTAAAATTGTAAATGGTGTTGACAATGATAAATTATATGCTGTAACATGGCAACCGCAATCAACAAACCAACTGGAGGCTCCACATATGGATATCACCAATCTGGATTCGCTCGCCGTTGCGTGGGCTGAGGCCAAGGCAGAAGAAAAGGCCGCCGTCGAAAAGCGCGTAGCGATTGAACAGTACATCATCGCCCAGACCGGCCAGAAGGACGAAGGCAGCATGACCCGCACGTCTGATGCGGGCCACAAGATCACCATCACAGCTCGCATCAATCGTCGGCTCGATGCCGACAAGTGGGCGGAGATTGAGGACACCATCCCCGAGGCATTGCGGCCTGTCAAGTACAAGCCATCCCTGGACCTCAAGGGCATTCGCTATCTCAAGGCCAACGAGCCTGAAACCTACGCCGCCTGCGCGCAAGCTTTTACCAGCACGCCCGGCAAGACGGGCGTTAAAGTCACCCTTAAGGAGCAGTAATTATGTCAGCAGCATTTGATCTCTCAGCCATCCAAAAGGGCGCGCCGCCGCGCGCCCCGCTGGTGGTTATCCACGGCCAGCCCGGCGAGGGCAAGACCACCTTCGCGGTGGGTGCCCCTAATCCCGTATTTGTGCAGACAGAAGACGGGTTGGGAATCCATCAGCCCGACGCATTCCCGGTCGCGACCGAGTGGTCGCAGGTCATCAGCGCTATTGCCAGCCTGTACGAATCCGACCACAAGACCGTTGTCATCGATAGCCTGTCAGCGCTTGAGCCGTTGATCTGGAAGCAGGTCAGCACTGATAACAACGTGTCCAGCATCGAGCAGATCGGATACGGCAAGGGTTACATTTTCGCGATGGAGTACTGGCAGGAGCTGATCAAGGCCTGCCAAGGCTTGACGCGGCAGGGCAAGACTGTGATTTTGATCGCTCATACCGACGTGGTCAAGTTCGACCCGCCCGACGGGGAGGCTTATGACCGATATCAAGTCAAGCTCCACAAGCGCGCCGTTGCGCACCTTGTGGAGCAGGCCGACGTGATCGGATTCGCTCATATGCCGGTATACGTCAAAAAAGACGATAGCCAAGGATCCGGCAAGGCCAAATCCAAGGGCGATCAGCGCTTGCTGCGCGTCGCTCCTGATCCGGCGGTAATCGCAAAAAACCGGTACCAGATGCCGGAAATCATTCGCCTGGAATGGGCGGATTTTGCCGCCAACATTCCGTTTTTCAACGCATGAAGGAAGATAACGATGGGTAATTTGTCAGGATTCAACGCACATGAAGTGGAGCCGGAACAGGCGTTTGGGCCGCTCCCGGCGGGTTGGTACACGGCCATGATCGTGGACAGCACCATGAAGCCGACCAAGGCTGGCACCGGCGAGTACCTCGAACTGCGCCTGGACATAATCGATGGCGAGCACGAAGGGCGCGTTGTATTTGACCGGCTCAACCTCAACAATCCCAACTCGGTTGCCGTGGAGATCGCGCAGCGAACCCTGTCCTCAATCTGCCACGCGACCGGAGTCATGCAGCCCAACGACAGCAGCGATCTGCATAACATCCCCATGCAAATCAAGCTGGCGATCAGCCCCGCTACTGATCGGTATGACGCCAGCAACGATGTTAAGGGGTACAAGCCGGCTGGCAAGGGCGCTCCCGCGCCGAAAGCACCCGCTGCTGCTGCGCCTGCACAGCCTGCCCCTGCTGTTGCAGCGGCTCCTGCTGCCGCGCCCGCCGCTGGCAAAAAGCCATGGGAGCAGTGATGGCTGATATACGCCAGCACGTGGACCGGCCAGACCCTACACTGCTGGCCGTAGATGAGCAGATGGAGGCGCGACAACAGTCGCGCTTCCGTCCCTACCTAGGCATGAGCGCGATTGGCGGTCCATGTGATCGCCGGCTGTGGCTTGAGTTCCGCTGGGCAGATAAGCCGCGCTTTGAAGCGCGCACGCTGTATATGTTTGATGACGGGCACCGGACAGAAGACCTGATGGCCGCGCGGCTGCGCATGGTGCCCGGCATCACGCTGCACACGGTCGACCCGTCCACCGGGCGACAGTTCGGCGTGTCCGATTTTGGCGGCCACTTTCGCGGGCACATGGATGGCGCTATATTAGGGCTGCTTCAGGCCCCCAAGACATGGCACGTGTGGGAGCACAAGACAAGCGGCGAAAAAGTTTACAAGCGCCTGATTGCAGCCAAAAAAAATCACGGCGAAAAAAACGCGCTGAAGAAGTGGAACGAACAATATTACGCGCAGGCCGTGCTGTACATGCATTATACCGGAATGACGCGCCATTACCTGACATGCTCGACGCCCGGCGGGCGGGAAACAATCAGCGTCCGCACTGATGCAGACCCTGCCCATGCCAAGCGGCTGATCAAGCGAGCCGAGCGCATAATATTTTCGCCGTCCATTCCGGACTGCGTCAGTGACGACCCGTCATGGTGGCAGTGCCGGTTTTGTCCATTTAATGGCAAGCAGTGCCACGGCACAAAAGCTGCCCAGGTCAACAACCGAACCAGCGTTCATGCAGAACCACGACCGGACGGCACCTGGTACCACAAGGGCCGCGACCAAGTAATGAGCTTGACTGAGCAGGCCAAACAATCTGACGATCACCTAATGCACCCAGATTTGATTCCCTATGCCAAGCCCATTGAAGCGGACGAGACGGGAAAGGTTTGGATCAAGTACGACAACGGCCTGCTCAACCACATCAACGGCAGCAAGGGCGGCAAAAACTGCTACACAAGCGCGGAAATCGCAGCTGCAGAAAATCCCCTGCCCCTGGATGACGAAGCGGAAATGCTGCGCATTGAGTTTGGCGGATCTGTGGAGGTACACGAATGAGCGCTCCTATTGTCCTGCGCGATTATCAGCGAGCCGCGATTGATGCTACTTACGCGCACTGGCAAGACGGAGCGGGCAAGCACCCGCTGATTGTCGCTCCGTGCGGCGCGGGTAAGTCATTGATGATCGGCCAATTTATCAAGGAGGCGATGGGGTACCCTGGCACGCGCGTATTGATGCTGTGTCATAAAAAAGAGCTTCTGGAGCAGGACGAAAAAGCGGTGAGACAGGTCTGGCCTGAAGCCCCGACCGGTTTTTTTAGCTCCGGCCTAGGCCGGAGAGACTGGGATGCGCCTATTCTTTTTGCCGGCATCCAGACATTTGCCAAACAGGCGCACAAATTCGACCCCTTCGATTTGGTCATCATTGATGAGGCGCATCTGCTCCCGCGCAGCGCTCAGACTCAGTACGGACACACCGTTGCTACGCTTTTGTCGATGCGCCCCCAGACCCGTTTTATTGGCTTTACCGCGACCCCTTATCGGCTGGATAGCGGCTTACTGCACGAGGACGACGGCGCGCTTTTTGATGGTATTGCATACGATATCCCGCTGCGCAAGCTCATTGATGATGGCTACCTGGTGGAGGTGGTTGCGCGCGGTAGCGAATTCAGCGCCGATATGACCGGCGTCAAGCGGCGCATGGGTGAGTTTGTGTTGAAGGACATGGCCGAAGCCTTTGCTGATGTTCTGGAGCCGGCCTGCGCTGAAATCATCGAGCGCGGGCAAGATCGGCGCGCGTGGATTGTGTTTTGCGCGTCCATTGCTCATGCGGAGTGGGTGACTGCGTACATGCGCGGGCATAACATCAGTGCGGCCATGATTACCGGGTCCACACCAAAGCGCGAGCGCGCGCGCCTGCTTGATGATTTTCGGGCCGGGCGCATCCGCTGCATGGTCAACGTGGACGTGCTTACGACAGGATTTGACGCACCGATCTGTGATATGGCGGCTCTGCTGCGCGCCACCGACAGCGCCGCCCTGTACGTCCAGATTGTGGGCCGGATCATGCGCCCCCACCCCGGCAAGCATGACGCACTGCTGCTGGACTACGGAGACAATGTGCTGCGGCACGGCCCGATTGACAGCATCGAGCCACGAAAGCCAGGGAAAAAAGAAGGCCAAGAAGCGCCGACCAAAGAGTGCCCCGAGTGCCTGTTGATAGTGCACGCCAGCCTGCGAGAGTGTCCGGACTGCGGCCATGAATTCCCGCCGCCTGAACCCAAGATTGAGCCGCGCGCATATCAGGGCGCTGTGATGGCGCACCAGGTGGAGCAGCAGTGGGTAGACGTGGCAAGCGCTGGATACTCGCTGCACAACAAGCCCGGCAAGCCGACCAGCGTGCGTATTGATTACCATACGCCCGGACTGATGGGGCAGCGATACAGCGAGTGGTTTATGCCTGAGCATGGCGGGTACGCTACCCAGAAAACGGCGGTGACGGTCTGGAGGCGTTATGGATTCCGATGCCCCGCCACCGCTGCCGAGCTAATAGAATTGCTGGCAGATACACCAGCGCCCGCGCGAATCAGAATCAAGCGGGACGGTAAATACATGCGCGTGATTGATGTGGAATTTGAGGAGGCACAAAATGAAACCCAAGCAGCACGTGCTTGACGCACGAAAACAAGCCTGGCCGCAGACGCCGCCCGTTCCGCAGTGCTGCGCTACGTGCTTGCATCTGCGTGATGATGGCGTGTGCGTAGTGTTCGATTCTGCACCGCCTGCTGAGTTTTTGACGCAGGTCAATGAGTGCGAGAAGTACGAGCGGGATGTTCCGTTTTGATCAACCCCGAGCCGGGCGGGTAATCCCGGCGCTTA